GGTCTAGAAATGGTGAAGTCTTCTACACCGTCTATCGTTCGTGTGAGAATGAAACAGGCCATTCAGTTGATGGTTCTTGGTACAGAAGATGACATTCACAAGTTCATTGCTGAGTTCAAAACAGAATTCAAAGCAATGCCACCTGAAGACATTTCATTCCCACGTGGCATGAATGGTTTGAAGGAGTATTCTGATTCGGTTACCTTGTATAAAAAAGGAACACCGATTCATGTAAAGGGTGCAATTCTTTATAATCATAACCTCAAACTACTTGGCCTTGACAAGAAATATCCAAGAATCCAAGAAGGCGAAAAGGTTAAGTTCTCTTACTTGAAACAACCGAACCCATTTAAAGATTCGGTGATTTCATACCCAACTCGATTACCTGCTGAGTTTGGTTTGCATGAGTACATTGATTATGATTTGCAATTTAATAAAACATTCTTAGAACCAATTAAGGTCGTACTTGACTGTATGGATTGGTCTACTGAGAAAACATATTCACTGGAAAGTTTCTTCGGATGACACAAGTATTGTTACCATTTTTGACTGCGATTGGGTTGTCTGCTATCGCAGCATACTACTCGGTTATTGGACTCGCACAGATTTTCCCAGGTTCATTCTGGCCAATTATCATTATGGGTTCGGTTTTAGAAGCAGCCAAACTGGTGACAGTATCTTGGCTATATAATAACTGGAACGAAACCTCTAAGATTATGAAATACTATTTCTTGGTTGCCGTTATCTTATTGATGATGATTACCTCGATGGGTATTTTTGGTTACCTGTCTAAGGCACACCTTGATTCTAACGTGACACTTGGTGCCAATACAGTTCAGGTTAAGACTTTGGAGACTCAGGAGAAGATTGCCAAAGAGAGACTAGACTATCTACTCAAACGTGCAGGCGACCCAGCCACAGCGTCTAGGAAGATTGATGCCCAAATCCAAGAGACACAGGCAGAGTTGAACAGAATCAGTAAAGAGAAGTTGCCTTTGATGGCCGAAGAAAACAAACTGTCGGCAGAGATTGGTCCTATCAAGTACATCGCCGAGATGTTCTATGATAAAGAAGACCCTTCATTCATAGATAAGGCTGTAAGAGCAGTTATTCTGATTATTATTGTGGTGTTTGACCCACTTGCCGTTTTGTTACTGATTGCGGCGAATCAGACTTACCGAAAGATGCAACTTGAACCTGAGTTTGTAGAGACAAAAAAGACCAAGGCAAAGAAAACTAAAAGGCTTGACAATGATACGTCAATTAGTATAGAATCATTCTTTGCGGATACGAATAACGAAGTTATACCTAAAAACAAAATTACCAATATTGATGGAGAATTTAAATGAGTTTGCTTGATAAACTGAAAAAGAATTCGACAATTAAAGATAGTTCTATTCTATCTAAGTCGAAGTTCTTTAATGATAAAGATATGATTACAACCGAAGTGCCAATGGTGAACGTTGCACTTAGCGGTAGTTTAACAGGCGGTTTAACTCCCGGCCTAACAATGTGGGCAGGCCCATCTAAACACTTTAAGACAGCGTTCTCGTTGTTGATGGCTAAGTCGTACCTTGACAAGTACCCTGATGCTGTGTTGTTGTTCTATGATTCAGAGTTTGGTACACCAATCAAATACTTTGAGACATTCGGTATTGATATGAACCGAGTAATGCATACACCTTTGACTGACATTGAACAGTTGAAGTTTGACATTATGCAACAGTTCCAAAACATTGAACGTGGTGAGAAGTTGATTGTTATCCTCGATTCGATTGGTAACTTGGCCTCTAAGAAAGAAGTTGACGATGCACTTGATGGTAAATCAGTTGCAGATATGTCACGAGCAAAACAAGTTAAGTCGTTGTTCCGTATGGTTACACCGCACTTGACATTGAAAAACATTCCGATGATTGTTGTTAACCACACATACAAAGAAATCGGTATGTTCCCTAAAGATATCGTTGGCGGTGGTACAGGTTCGTACTATTCTGCTGACAACATTTACATTCTTGGCCGACAACAAGATAAAGAAGGTACTGAAATTGTCGGGTATCACTTCATTATCAACGTAGAAAAGTCCCGTTATGTTAAAGAGAAATCTAAAATCCCTATCTCAGTATCTTTTGATGGTGGTATTGACAAGTATTCTGGTATTCTTGACCTTGCAATTGAATCCGGCCATGTTGTCAAACCTAGCAATGGTTGGTATTCAAAAGTAGACCAAGAGACTGGCGAAGTGTCAGATAAGAAATACCGTATCAAGGAAACCATGACCGCAGAATTCATGGAACCAATTTTGAAGGATAAAAAGTTCAATGACTTCATTAAGCAGAAGTATGAAATCGCTTATGGCAGCATTATGGGAAATGATGCCGTTCACACAGAAGAAGCCGAAGATGCTTGAAGAAAGTGTTGATTACCAGTTTGTTGACTTTGAAGATTCTGAGATAACTGGCATTCGACTGCTTTTGCAACCGTACCGTGATGTGGTTTACCACTACAACAAGGTACGGGTTAAGGAAGAAGTTGGCATCGACATGGCAAGGCTTGAGTTCGGGTTCTCCCTAGTTAGTCTAGGTGAACATACGGAAGAGGCCTTGAAAAACGATGAAGAATTTCATACAATCCTAGGTGACATTCTCACACATATATTATTGACACAACAAGATGAACAGACTAGAACAGACAATCCTCAAGAACCTGATTTACAATGATGAATATGCTCGCAAAGTATTACCCTTCATTCGACCAGATTATTTCTCTGACAATGCTGAAAAGTTAGTCTTCAAGGAAGTATTCGACTTCATTGACAAGTACAAGAACCTCCCAACTCACGAGGCTCTTGTAATCAATTTCACAGAGAAGAAGACACTCACAGAACCCGATGTGAAGTCTTCTATCGAATTGTTGAATGATATTCATACACACAAAGATGAACCATCAGAAACAAAATGGTTGATTGAGCAGACAGAGAAGTTTTGCCAAGACAAGGCTATCTACAATGCCATTATGGAATCTGTTGGCATTTTGGATGACAAACAAGGTAAACGTGCCAAGGGTGAGATTCCACAGTTGTTGAGTGATGCACTTGGTGTGTCATTTGACAACAACATTGGCCATGATTACACCAAAGATTATGATAGACGATATGATTCATACCACAAGGTTGAATCACGTATTCGTTTTGACTTAGACCTATTCAACAAGATTACAAAAGGCGGCCTGCCTCGTAAGACACTAAACATTGCTCTCGCTGGTACAGGCGTTGGTAAGTCCTTGTTTATGTGTCACGTTGCTGCTGGTTGTTTGGCACAAGGTCAGAACGTATTGTATATCACAATGGAAATGGCCGAAGAAAAGATTGCTGAACGTATTGATGCGAATATGCTAAATACAGATTTAGACGAGTTGAAGACCATGACGAAAGAGGACTACACTCGTAAGTTCTCCGCATTGGCATCTAAGACACAAGGCCGTTTAATCATTAAAGAATATCCAACTGCTAGTGCAAGTGTACTCCACTTCCGTGCCTTGTTGAATGATTTGCAATTGAAGAAGAATTTCAAGCCAGATATTATCTTTGTTGACTACTTGAACATTTGTGCCTCTGCTCGAATCAAACAAGGCGGTTCAGTAAACAGTTACACTTACATTAAGAGTATTGCTGAAGAATTGCGTGGTCTTGCTGTTGAATCGGATGTGCCAATTGTATCTGCTACACAGACTACTCGTAGTGGTTATTCCAACTCTGATGTTGGTTTGGAAGATACATCAGAATCATTTGGTTTGCCTGCAACTGCCGACTTTATGTTTGCGTTGGTGAGTAACGAAGAACTAGAAGGCCTGAATCAGATTATGGTCAAGCAGTTGAAGAATCGTTATGGTGACCCCAACTTATACAAACGATTCGTTGTTGGTATCGACAAGGCTAAGATGAAGTTGTATGATGCAGAAGCATCCGCACAAGAAGATATTGCTGATGCTGGTATCCCTGATAAACCAATCAACACATTTGGCAATAGAGAACGCAAGAAAGATTTCGGTGGATTTAAAGTATGATAGATTATGTTGGTGTATATGATAATGTTTTACCAAAAGACTTGTGTAAAAGTATCATTGAAAAATTTGAAACACATACTGAACAACATGAAAGTACCATCCTAGAAAGCCATCGGTCTTTCACAGAAATCAATATCACCAAAAATATTGATACCTGGTCTGATGTGCAATCTAAGTTGATGGACACCGCACAATTATACCTTGGTCAATACATGGCACAATTTGGTATTGATAGTAAATCATGGCCTGAGAAATTAGGTTATGAACAGTTTCGTATGAAACGATATCAACCAAACGACACCGATGAATTCTCTTTCCATGTTGACGTTGGTGATTATGCCTCTGCACGTAGATTCTTGGTTTACTTTTGGTACCTGAATGATGTTGATGTTGGTGGTGAGACTGCATTTCAACGAAACAGAAACTCACCAATTGATACTATGGTCAAACCACAAGCAGGACGATTACTGATTTTTCCACCAATGTGGACACACCCACACATCGGTATGAAACCGATTAGTGGTTCAAAATATATTATTGGTTCATACTTACATTATGTCTAAACTAACACACGAACAAGCAGTTAAATGCGCTGAGGTATTCTCCGACTATTTCGATAAGTTTGGTCGCATTGATGAATACATGAGAGAACAAAAACTGGCCTCAATGGCAGAACGGTCACCTGTACTGTTCGGCATGGGACCAGAAGAAGATTTGTTTTCTGATTTCACTATGTCACCTGCTGACATGGAGTTTGAACTCGTTGAACTGCCACAAGACCGATGGGACACATACTTGAATATGATTTCAAGTCACTCAAATATGACCAGTATTCCTGGCAGATGTTTGCGTCTTGCTATCTTAGAAAAGACAACTCAGAAATGGGTTGGTTTCATTCGTCTTGGTTCGCCTGTTATCAATTGTAAACCACGTAATGAAATGCTAGGTCAAGTGTTCACACAACACGAAGGCGGTGCTCAACGCTTCAATGCTTGTGCTGCAATGGGTTTCGTTATCGTACCTGCACAACCATTTGGTTTCAATTACCTTGGTGGTAAGTTGTTGGCTGCGATTTGTACGACACACGAAGTTCGTAGAATGTTGGATGAAAAGTACAAGATGACAACCTGCCTGTTTGAGACAACCAGTTTGTATGGTAGTTCTAAGGCAGTATCACAGTATGATGGTATGAAACCATTGATTCGTTTCAAAGGCCTGACTGATAGTGACTTCTTACCGATGTTGCATGGCAAAGTCTATACTGACCTCAAAGATTACATGGAAGGTATCCTTGAAGAACCATTGGCACCAGAAGGTGCATCGTCACGTAAGTTGAAGATTTCAAATGCAATGGTCAGTATCATTAAAACAACACTCAAGGGTACACCAGAGGGTGCTAAGTTTCAACAGACTATTGAGAACGCCAAGAACCTGAACGAACAGAAACGATACTTTATCTCTGATTATGGGTTCAAAAACATGGTCGATTTTGTAAATGGAAAGGATACAAAACTGGTACCAGGCGAGAACTATGAGAAACACAACCTATCCAACATCATCGAATGGTGGCGCAAGAAGGCCATCAACCGATTCGAGACTCTGAAAACAGAAGGTCGAATCCGTAACGAACAAGAAGTTTGGACAGGTGATAAAGTGCTTGACATTATCAGGTAACCAAGATAGGATAAATACTCCAAAACAATGGAGTATTGAATGACCCCCGCAGATTTAAAGAAAGACGCAGGTAAAGGCCCATACAAAGGTGTACCACGTACACAGATTATGATTCGTAAGATTGCTGATGGTAAGCAGTTTACGTTGAATAATGGGCAAAAAGTCAAAGGCACCAAATGGGACCCAAGTACAAACACACTATATGTTGGTACTCGTAAAATCTCATTAAAGGAAATTAAGAAAGACCCCGACTTCGGCGGTGGTGGTTCTGGTGCTGGCGCTGACGTTACCGCTATCGTAGAATGTGGACAAGCCTTGGTTTGTTCACTGGTTTATAACGTACTAAAACGCCAAATCAAATGGGAAGATTTGACCCTAGAAGACTTAGAAACCGCTATGACGTATTGCGATTTGTCTGATGGTTTGGATGCTATCCTTGACCGTTCACCACCTGAGTGGGTACAATCATACGTTAAGTCGGCCAACATTCTGTATAAGAATTACAAAATGAGTGGCACACCTGTTTACTTCCACAGAGGTTCAAAGTTTATGAACGAGGTGTATGGAAGTAAGAAGCTTGTCTATGATGCAGATAAGAAATCGGATAATCC